AGGTGGGGGTGGAAGTTCTACTGGTTACAAACTTGCTGGTGGTGAGATCCTACTCATCAACGAGTTCCAACAAATTGCAGTCGATACTTACCTCGAAAATTTCCCAGATACTAAAACCATAGTGGATGATATCCGTGAAGTAAAAGGATCGGATATACTCAATATGACAGGATTGGATGTTGGTGAACTTGATATATTGGACGGGAGTCCTCCATGTCCTGCATATTCCCAATCGGGAACCCATAAGGGTAGAGGTGGTAAGGAAGAAGTTGAAGTCACGGATATATTTGGTACTAAAACCAAAATAGAAGTAAGGGATACGAAAAGTCATGCAAAATGGAACAAAGAGAGAAGTGTGTATGGTACAAAACAGAAAATAGATGATTTGACTATTGAAATGGCAAGGTTGATAGTTGAACTGCAACCGAAAGTTTGGGTTTGTGAAAATGTAAAGGGTATGACACATGATGATGCAGACTTACAGTGGAAACGAATAATAAACGAATTGGAAAATGGGATCAGTCCTGGATTTTATGATGGAACTTATAGAATTTTGAATGCAGCTGATCATGGTGTACCACAAAAGAGACAACGTGTTTTTATGGTTGGGGTAAGAGAAGATATCATGGATAAGGTAGGTGCAACATTTTTGAATGTGAATTCTATGGTATTTCCTGATCCTAATAGGAAAAGACCAACTTTGAGGGATGGTATATATGATTTATTAGACGATGAGGAAAACATGAAGGAGGCACAAATATTATGTGATGATATGAAAACCAAAACCAAATATGAATGGATGCAATTGATGCCAAAGGACATACCTGTTGATCAAACGTATGTTGCAGTTGGTGATTATTGTTATGCGGAGATGGAACGTAGGTATAAACAAGATCCAGTAAACAATCCGAAACCGAAGAATTCACATTTTCAGTCTAGGAGAACTCCCTGGGATTTACCATCACATACTTTATCGGAAACGGGATTGCAGACGAGTCTTGCAGTTCATCTACACCCAAGAGAGGATAGAGGTTATACAACTAAAGAAGCGATGAGATTAATGACTTTACCAGAGGATTTCAAATTGGTTGGAACCCTGAATGAGAAACTTGCGAGGATAGGCCTTATGGTTGCACCTATGCAAATGAAATGTATTGCAGATAATATTTATCAACAATTTTTGAAGGAGAAGTAAAAGTGCAAATTACTAAACAAACCATTGATATATTGAGAAATTTTTCTATGGTTAATAGTTCAATATTGATTAATCCAGGACAAGAATTAAAAACGGTATCTGATATGAAAACCTTACTTGCAAGGGCAACAGTGACGGAAGAATTTCCAACACAGTTTGCAATTTATGATTTACCACAATTCTTGAATGTGGTTACTTCACCAACTTATCAAGGTGCAGATTATGCGTTTAAAGATGATTCTGTCAACATTACCTTGAATGGATCATCTTGTGAATATTATTATGCAGATGAAACTACAGTAGTCACACCGACAAAGGATATAAGGATGCCCGAAGGTGAAATTACTTTTGAGTTGACAGATGAACAGATACAGACTGTACGAAATATGGCATCTATTCTTTCGACACCAGATCTTGCTTGTGTGAGTGAGGGTGGATCTACATATCTCAATGTTTTAGATAAGAAGAATGATAAATCGAATAATAATAGATTAGAAGTGGGTGATGGTAATGGTACAAGTTATGAAATGTATTTCAAGATGGAAAATCTGAAACTTTTGAAGGGTGATTATATAGTGGATATTTCTTCCAAGAATATTAGTCACTTTGCACATAAGAATTTGGATTTGGAGTATTGGATTGCATTAGAACCAGATTCCACATATGATATAGTACATGATGAAGTAGAAGATCATGAAAATGAACTAACTGATTCGTTGGGGGATGAATAATATATGAGAGAAGAATTTCTTTGGGTAGAGAAATATAGACCCAAAACTATAGATGAATGTATACTCGCGGAAGGTCTTAAAAAGACTTTCCAAGAGTTCGTGGACAATAAAGAAATTCCAAATTTACTATTAACGGGAACAGCTGGTATTGGAAAAACTACAGTTGCCCGAGCATTATGTGAGGAAGTTGGATGTACTTATATAGTTGTTAATGGATCTAACGAGGGTAGACTTATAGATACTCTACGAACAAAAGTAACTGAATTTGCCTCTACTATTTCATTGATGGGTGGTAGTGGTCGAAAGGTGGTGATATTAGATGAAGCAGATTATTGCACTCCAAATGAAGTTCAACCAGCTCTTAGGGGGTTTATCGAAGAATTTAGTAACAATTGTAGTTTTATTTTCACTTGCAATTTTGCCAATAGGATTATTGCTCCTTTGCACTCACGTTGCAGCGTCATTGAATTCCGCCTCGAAAAGGGGGAAACTCAGAGGATTGCTCAGGAATTTATGAGTAGAGTCCAATGGATTCTTGAAAAAGAGTCTGTGACTTGGGATAACAAAATTATCGCAGAGGTAATTATGAAATGGTTACCTGATTGGAGAAGGGTACTCAACGAATTGCAACGATTTTCTACAAGTGGTACTTTGGAGTATGAAATATTAGAAGAAATTTCGGATGATAAGTTTAATAAACTGATTGATATTCTGAAAGAAAAACGATTTTCTGTCATGAGACAGTGGGCAGTAGATAACTTGGATCATGATCCTCCGATTCTATATAGAAAATTGTATGATTCTATTCTTGAAAAAATACCACCAGAACACATTCCGAATGTTGTTCGTGTTATTGGTGATTATTCTTATAAATCTGCATTTGTAGCAGATCAGGAAATAAATTTTGTTTGTTGTTTATTGGACATAGCAGACAAATGTGGGTATCTGTAATGAAAAAAGTCATAGGAAAGGATTTATGGGGAGATGAAGTAGTTGTAGAGGAAGACGAAGAAAAATATAAAATTGGATGGGAATTGTTCGATTATTGGAAAGCTATCACACAGACCAAAGAAAATATTATGGAAAGTGGTTTCAATTGGGATGGTAGGGTAGAAAAGGATTATAAACCATTCTATGTGAATAGAAATTTGTCTAATCATATCGATCATGTACATGATGCAAATGAAATGAATGGTCAATCCCATTTACCACATAAACTCCAATTTGATTATTTTATAAATACTATTGAAAAGGGGTATCTAAAACTTAAATCATGGACAAAACCAACAGAACTTGAAAGGCTTGAATTGGTTAAGGAATATTATAAATATGGAAATGTTAGAGCCAAAGAAGCATTAAAATTGTTGACCGAAGCTCAATTACTCTATATTGAATATAAATCTAGAAAAGGTGGTACGAATGAATGAATGAGACTATTGAAAATATAGTTGAAAATTTAGTGGAGGTGGAACTTGCAGAACCAGATGATTTTCTAAAAGTAAAGGAAACTTTAGGTAGAATTGGAATTGCATCTAGAAAGGAACAGAAATTATATCAATCTTGTCATATTCTGCATAAACAAGGTCGTTATTATATAGTACACTTTAAGGAATTATTTTTATTGGATGGTAAACCTTCTGATTTGTCTGAGAATGATATTGCACGAAGGAATACCATAACGAATTTATTGGTCGAATGGGGATTGGTAAAGTTAATTGAAGATGATCCATTGGATCCCGTTGCACCTATGAATCAAGTCAAAATACTTAGGTTTGATGAGAAGGATGAATGGGAATTAGTAGTGAAATATAATATAGGAAAAAAATAAAAAATGAGTTCGGTAATGAGTAAAGAGAAGATTGTATTTATGGATATAGCTGGGAATTCAGATATGAGATATCGTGAGATAGTAACACGATGGATGCCAAAAACACTCACTGTGATGCACGATAGTGAAAGGTTGTCTGAATTGGAATCAAAATTGGATATAAATAAACACACAGTCTATACAATAGTAAAAGATCCGTTCAAACGTGCAGTTGATGTCTGGAGGAAACACTATTCGGATGTACTGAATAATGGATCAAATTATTTTCCTGTGGGTGAATTGTTTGGTAAGTCGTTGGGATTAATCAAACAGGGAGACTTACACCAAGTAGAACTTGGTTCAGGTTTGAATCCAGGATATATCCAACAGAATTTATTCCTTGAGAATGAATCGGATTGTGAGCTCTATTTCATGAAAGAGGAAAGTATTTATACGGAGTGGAGTAAATTTATCAAGGATTTGGAAGATGAACATTTCTTGTTTCTACCAAATTCCACCATAGACGAAATTACAGAACTGTCTACAATAAAGACCGATGCACTTACAAGTGATGACGATTACAAATCGTATTACGATGCAAAAACTATTGGGTTGGTTGTAGATATGTATCAAAAGGACTTTGAGTTGTACGAGTATGATACCAAGTTGGTATGATTCTTGCAGCTTAAGGAGTAGTGGGAAAATTGGTTTCTCACATATATAAATGGGTTGGTCTTACGGGACAACCAAAAATAATCTTGCTAAATAGGAGATAAAAATGACTAGTATATTTCAACAACTTAACAAATACGATCCTCACTTTGTAGGGTTTGATAGATTGTTCAATCGGCTAAATGCGTTTGAACTCAATCCGACAAGTGGTGGGAATTATCCACCATACAATATTATCAGAACTGATGATAACTATACAATCGAACTTGCAGTAGCTGGTTTTAATGAGGACGAAATTGAAATAGTCCACGAACCAGAACAAGGTCGTTTGGTTGTTAAAGGATCTAATGATCGTGAAGGTGTTGATTACCTACATCAAGGAATTGCATCAAGGACTTTTAATAGGTCTTGGAATGTATCCGATACTATTGTTGTAAATGGTGCGGATTTGTCCGATGGGATTCTTAGAATCGAATTGGAAAATGTGGTTCCTGATGAAAAGAAACCAAAAGTTATTTCAATTGGTAAAGGTGGGAAAATTGCAAAAGGTAAAAAGGAATTACTCACTGAATAAGTTGGGAGTATAATCGAGTGGGGTAGAGGGAAACCTCTGCCCCTTTTTATGTGGAGAGAATGTGGAAAAGTTTTATACAAATATACACAACATAGGAAGTAAAATCTTAGTACGGACTATCGAGGATGGTGAACGGATTCAGTTTGAGGAAGAATTCAATCCCACACTTTTTATAAGGACTGATCAACCGACCAAATTTAGGACACTCGATGGTGTTGCCGTAGACTCTATAAAACCTGGAACTATTAAGGATTGTCATGAATTTATCAATACATACAAAGGTACTGATTTTCCTGTTTATGGCTATAGAGAATGGACACATCAGTATATAAGTAAGGAATTTGAGGACTGTGAATGGGATATAGAGAAAATACGAGTATGTACACTTGATATTGAAA